TTCAAGGTCGGGCCGCACCACAGGAAGCTCTCCAAGATATTTCAAGATGTGATTGACGGCAAAAAGAAGCGCGTCATCATCAACATCGCACCCCGTATGGGTAAGTCGGAGTTTTCCAGCTACCTGTTCCCAGCGTACTTCCTAGGTAATTTCCCTAATAAGAAGATTATCATGGGAACGCACACCGCTTCCCTGTCCGAGGACTTCGGTCGTCGGGTTCGTAACCTCCTTGACGACGAGCAATACCATGAGCTTTTTCCTGAAACGATTGTGGCTGACGATCAGAAGGCTGCTGGAAAGTGGTCTACTTCTGTTGGTGGTCAGTACTACGCTGCCGGTGTTGGTGGTGCTTTGGCTGGTCGCGGAGCTGATTTATTCGTTATCGACGATCCGCATTCGGAACAGGATGTAAAGGCTAACTCCCGTTTGGCGTTCGATACCGCTTGGAGTTGGTTCCAGACCGGCCCCTTGCAACGTCTGATGCCGGGCGGTGCCATCATTGTCATCATGACGCGCTGGGGGCCGCTGGACTTAACTGGTCGCCTCATCCAGTACCAAGTAAATAACCCGGACTCACCCCAGTGGGAGATCGTGGAGTTGCCAGCCATCCTGAACGAAGGCACGGAGAACGAGAAGTCGCTCTGGCCAGAGCAGTGGCCGCTGGAGTCCCTCCTGAGCGCCAAGTCCTCAATGGAGCCACGGTACTGGAACGCGCAGTACATGCAGCAGCCAACCAGCGACACGGCGGCGATCATCTCTCGAAAGCACTGGCGCATCTGGCCAAGCGACACACCCCCGTCCTGCGAGTACATCATCCAGAGCTGGGACACGGCGCATGAGACCAAGAGCACATCTGACTACAGTGCGTGCACAACGTGGGGCGTGTTCTACAACGAGGAAGAAAACAGCAAGGCACAGGTGATCCTGTTGGACGCGTTCAAGGACAGGATGGCGTTTCCTGAACTCAAGGTCTCGGCCTTCAAGCACTGGCAGGAGTGGGAGCCGGATGCGTTCATTGTGGAGAAGAAAGCCGCTGGTGGGCCGCTTATCCAAGAGCTTCGGGCGATGGGCATCCCAGTGCAGGAATTTACACCCAGCCGTGGAAACGATAAGATGGTGCGTGTCAACGCCGTGGCCGACATGTTTGCATCCGGCTTGGTATGGGCACCTGACACACGCTGGGCACGCGAAGTAATTGAAGAGGTTGCGGCCTTCCCTGTGGGGGAGAATGATGACTACGTGGACACGACCACCCAAGCACTGCTTCGCGTCAGACAAGGCGGCTTCATCAGAATTGACACCGATGAACCGGACGAACCCCGATTTTTCAAACGCCGATCTGCGGCGTACTACTGAGGATAGATGATGGCCACCAATATAGATAAAGCTCTGTACCAGCAACCCCAAGGCATAGAGTCGCTTGCCCAAGACGAGGAGCCAATTGAAATTGAGATCATTGACCCAGAAGCGGTAAACATCCACGCTGGAGACTTAGACATCAGTATTGGCGAAGGCGAAGGCGATACCTTTGATGAAAACTTGGCCGATACCCTCTCCGAAGATGACATCATGTCAATGGCTTCCGATTTGGCTGGAGACATTGAGAACGACAGGGATTCCCGCAAGGACTGGGAAAAGGCATATACCGAGGGTTTGAAACTGTTGGGCTTGCAGTATGAAGAACGCACGGAACCGTGGAATGGCGCGTCAGGTGTATTCCATCCCATGATTACGGAAGCTGTTGTCAGGTTCCAGTCAGAGACCATCACCGAGACATTCCCCGCCCAAGGGCCGGTGCGTACAAAAATCATGGGTAAGGAAACCCCCGACAAGCAAGAAGCCGCAGTGCGTGTTGAGAATGACATGAACTACGAGCTGACAGAAGTCATGCGCGAGTTCCGCCCCGAGCATGAGCGCATGCTGTGGAGCCTCCCCGCCACCGGCTCGGCGTTCAAGAAGGTATATTACGATCCCAACATTGGCCGTCAGATTTCAATATTTGTACCGGCTGAAGACATCATCCTGCCTTACGGCACCTCAGACTTGGACACCTGCTACCGCCTGACCCACGTCATGCGCAAGACAAAGAATGAGATTGTCAAATTGCAACAAGCAGGTTTTTACCGAGACATCGAGTTGCCTGACCCCAGCAAGGAACAGGACAACATCAAGAAGGCCAAGGACAAAGAGACGGGCTTCTCTGATTTGAACGACAGCCGCTACACACTGTATGAGTCACATGTGGACTTGGTGTTGCTTGGCGATGAAGACAAAGGCGACGATGGCGAACCAACCGGCATCACACGTCCATACGTAGTTACCCTAATCAAAGGCTCGAACGATGTTCTGGCTATCCGTAGAAACTGGGAACAGGAAGACCCCCTTGAAATCAAACGACAACACTTTGTTCACTACCAATACATCCCGGGTTTTGGAGCTTACGGCTTCGGCCTTTTCCATCTCATTGGTGGATATGCCAAATCAGCCACCAGCCTCATGCGCCAACTTGTTGATGCTGGCACGCTGTCTAACCTACCCGGAGGTCTTAAGACTCGCGGAATGCGCATCAAGGGCGACGACACCCCAATCGCACCCGGAGAATGGCGTGACGTAGACATTGCCTCTGGTGCACTGCGTGACAGCATCTTGCCCCTGCCATACAAGGAGCCAAGCCAAGTTCTGATGGGGCTGCTTGGCCAGATCGTGGAAGAGGGCCGCAGATTTGCTGCAACGGCGGATATGAACGTTTCGGACATGTCTGCCCAAGCGCCTGTGGGCACCACATTGGCTCTACTGGAGCGCCAGCTTAAAGTCATGAGCGCCGTGCAAGCGCGACTGCACTACACCTTCAAGCAAGAGCTGCGTCTGCTGGCCGCGATCATCCGCGACTACACTGAGCCAGACTACGACTACGATCCCGGCGATGCCCCCCGTAAAGCCAAAAAGGAAGACTACAACCACGTAGACATCATCCCCGTGAGCGATCCGAACGCGGCCACCATGAGCCAGCGGGTTGTGCAGTACCAAGCAGTCATTCAAATGGCTCAGATGGCACCGGATATTTATGACTTGCCACAGCTTCACAGACAGATGCTGGCGGTGTTGGGTATTAAGGATGCCGACAAGCTCGTGCCCCTGACTGACGACATGAAGCCAAAAGACCCTGTGTCTGAGAACATGAGCATCATCAAAGGCGAACCGGCCAAGGCGTTCATGTTCCAAGATCACCAAGCACATATTAAAGTGCACATGGCCATGACCCAAGACCCATCAATTGCGCAGTTACTGGGGCAAAACCCCAAGGCTCCGCAAATGCAAGCCGCGTTGATGGCCCACATTGCCGAGCACATTGGCTTTGAGTACCGCCGTAAAGTTGAAGAACAGCTTGGTGCGGCGTTGCCAAAATATGACGAGAACTTACCGCCGGAAGCCGAGTACGCACTGGCCGGTTTGTTGGCACAAGCTTCGCAACAAGTGGTGCAGCAGAGCCAAACTCAAGCCGCGCAACAACAAGCCCAGCAACAAGCACAAGACCCAATCATCCAAATGCAACAGGCCGAACTTCAGTTGAAACAGCAAGAGCTTCAACTCAAGGCACAAGACACTCAAGCCAAGACGCAGATTGCTCAACAAGAGTTGCAACTTAAATCGCAAGAGAGTCAAGCACGACTGGCAATGGATCAGAAACGGTTGGAGTTTGAGGCAATGGCTAAAAACGTTGACCAGAAGTTGACCAAAGAAAAAGCCGATGCACAGATGGAGCTGGAGGGCTTCAAGGCTTCTTCAAACTTGGCCAAAGACAAAGAACAGTTCAGCGGCAAGATGGAGCTGGACGGATTTAAAGCAGGGCAAGCGGCTGCGCAAAACAAATCGCAAAACGCTATGAATGCCTTAAACATCCTCAAACAACAAAAGGAGAAACCAACTAAATGATTTCAGAATTCGCACGCGTATTGCGCGAAAAATTACGCACCGACATGAACAACTACGCAGATGACTGCGCTGGTGGGGCATGCCGCACATTTGAAGAGTATCAAAAACTTTGCGGGACTATTCAGGGTCTAGCCATCGCAGAGCGCCATCTCCTTGACCTTGCCGAGAAAGTAGAAAAAGCCAATGAGTGAACTTGTTCTAGAACCGGGGCAATTTGCCCTGCCTGAAGTAATCCAACCCGTCGATGCCCCGGCAGAAGACGCAACAAATGAAGAGAAAGCCACGATGCTTCCAACCCCCACGGGCTGGAAAATTCTGTGTGCAGTGCCTGATATATCTGAAAAGATTGACGGTACTGAGCTTGATCTCATAAAAGCCACAGCCACTTTGCGACAAGAAGAACACGCCACAACGGTTCTGTTTGTTGTCGATGTTGGCCCTGACGCGTACAAAGACCAGACCAAGTTCCCCGCAGGCGCGTGGTGCAAGAAAGGTGACTTTGTGCTCGTGCGTACATATTCCGGTACGCGCTTTAAGATTTTTGGAAAAGAGTTCCGGCTCATCAATGATGACCAAGTGGACGCTGTTGTGCAAGACCCTCGTGGGCTTACCCGCGCTTAAAAGGAGCAGATATGGCAGAGCAATACAAGTTCCCCGACGAGCTTGATGACGACAAGAAGACGCAAGTTGCAGATGTGCAGCTTGAGGACGAAGTTGAAATTGAAATCGTTGACGACACGCCTGCGCAAGATCGCGGTCGTCGCCCCCTTGATCGGGAGGTAGAAGATCCAACCGATGATGAGATTGAGTCATACACCCAAGGTGCCCAAAAACGCATCAAGGAACTGACCCACGCTCGTCACGACG